AGAAGTGAAGACCGATTGCATTAGAGCTCGGGACGATGGCTCCTGAGATGATGTTGTTTCCATATAAGAAAGAGCCAGCAACTGGTTCACGTATACCGTCAATATCAACTGGAGGAGCAGCTATAAAAGCTATTATAAATGCTGTTGCAGCGGTTAAAAGTGCAGGGATCATAAGCACACCAAACCACCCCACGTAGAGGCGGTTATCGGTACTTGTAGTCCAGTCACAGAAACGCTGCCAATTGTTATTTGGTTTTGTTAGTGTGGCTGTAGTCATTTATTAAAAAGAGTATTTAGCACCTATCTTAGTGCCATAAGTATTGTCTGTATCATCATCAAATACATTGTTGAATGATACTTCACCGTAAACACCTAGTTTATCGGTAGCAGCGACAGAGCCGCCAAATTTTCCTGACCATGCTGAGTCAGAGTCAACACCATCAGCAGCATTAATTGTTTTGCCTCCTTGTGCATACCAATCAAGAACTCCAACGGAGTTTTCATATCCTACATGTAGATCAGTAGCTCTTGACTGATAGTCAGAACCAGTGTAAGAAGCGTTAGATTCTACATTAACATATGGTCCAGCAATAGCTGGTACTGAGAATAGAGAAGCTGCAACAGCTAATGTAATTTTTTTCATTTAAAATATACCAGGGATAATTTGACCTGTAAAAAGGTAAGTGACAGTCATGATCCAAAATGCGATCATAGCAAACCTGCCATTGGCTCGTTGCCAAACTGCAAAGTTTGTCATTTAAAATACGCCAGGGATGATTTGTCCAGTCGTGGCGTACGCTCCAAGTGCGGAGATGATACCTATCATAGCCCAGCGGCCATTTTGTACTTCTGCGTTCTCGTTCATGGTATATTCTATAGGGGGTTGGATTGCGATAACTTCTGTATCGTTCATTAAAAGTTTAACAAGTGTACAGCGGCGAGGACGATGAATCGGGTCGCCACGTGTAACTATGCTATATTCACTTCATTAACAGGTTCTCTCTTTTGTCTCCGCTTTGCCTGTTTAGGTGTCCATCCTGGTGGTGGTGGTTTAGGATATCCGGGCCAGGGTTTACCACCTGGTTTAACAGGTCTATAAGGAGCATCCTCTTTGTTAGGTTCTCTACCTGACATAATTATGGACCTGTAGTTTGTGAAGAATTGGTAGGATTCTTTTTACTACCTTTACCCCAAGGGTTATATCTCTCGTCATTTACTTTTCCACTTTCAGTGGATTTAGAATTGAATGGATCAATAGTCTGAGCACGTTTACTGGCACCAGACTTAGTAAATTGACTATTAGGACCACCTGGTTTATGCTTTGGTGAGTTTGTTGTTTTTTCTGTGTAATGTCCTGGCATAGTTATAATTGAGGTTTTGTTCTTTTAGGTGGCTTATAAGCTTGTCCTCTAACAGGAAGCTTAGGGGCAACAGGAGCATTAGCTTCTGTATTAGGGTCATAAGGAATAACAGCTATCTTATGACGCTTTATGTTTTCTGGTTTTCTACCCATAATTAAAAGTTCATATCAGAACGATCTAGTTTTTCTAATATATCTTGACGGTAAGCAGGGTCTCTACTATACCTTGGATCTCCCATAGCTGCAACTAATTCTGCTTGACTACGGAAAACATCTGCATTCGCTTTTGCTGCTTTACCGCTGTACATTTTACCTTCGTATCCCATAGCGTTTTCATACTGTGATTTTAATCCTGATACTGCTAACTTAATAGCATCTACATTTCCTCTGTTAACTACATCATCGAATGCAGCTCTAGAGTTAGGGTCTAAATTATCTGCAGCCCATGTTACCATATTATTATAGGCAGCTTCTCCTCCTGCAAAGTTTTTAATTTCATTAACTGTTGCAGTAGTCAAATCATCAGTAGTTTGAGCATCGCCTTTAGGCATTGTCTTCTGCACTTCCATATAAGCTTCAACTAAATCACGGCTACTCATCTGAGAGAACTTATCCATAGTCTCTTCAGATAACTTACCATCATTCTTGAAGTACTCATCATTTGCTGCAGATATCACTTCAGCATTAGCTGAGAAGTCAGTAGTAGGTTTTTCATCTACTGTTTCAGATTCTTGTTCAGGCTCTTCTGTACTTGCCCCAGATTTTTCGCCCAATTTTTTTTCGAGTTCAGCATAAGCCTTCTCTAATTCTTGAGCGTCTTTATATTTACCAGCAAGAAGTTTCTCCTGCTGGCCTTCTAACGCTTCACCTACCTCTAAAGAAGCTTGTTCTTCTGGAGTAAGGTTGTTCTCCGTGGTAACTGTATCAGTACCCGGATCATATGTCATTGTTTCTGCCATTTATTCTTCAGTGGGTGTGGGTGTACCACCTCCTTGTTGTGGTGGTGTTAAACCTAATTGTTGTAAACCATCTGGGTTCTTAGTAGGATCCATAAGTGGAGTACCTGCTAGTTGACCAGCTTGATCCATGAGTGACTGTTGTTGAGCTGCTTGTTGAGCCGCTTCTTGTTCACTCTGCATCTGTTCAGGAGTCTTAATTAAGTTCAAGTAATCTATACCTTGAGCAGCTGCCAATCGTTTGATAGCTTCATCAGGATTAAGATACTTCATCAAAGCTTCTGGACCTAATGTCTGAGCAATAGTACTTATGAATTGAGTTAAAGCTTCTCTATCTCCTGCCCGTCCGAGAGCATTTATACCTGCTACTATCTTAGGACGTACTAGGTCTTTAGGTAGTTTAGGTATTTGATTGCTTCTTTGTAGCATTAATAGTGTACGGTTTAAATATGGTACAAGGAACTCTTCAGTAAGCAATGAGAATAGTCCTCCTAATTGCTTCTCTAGTTCTTGTTGTGTCATCCGTACTTCTTCAGCTGTAGTTCTTTCACTTTGTCTTATATTAAGAACAAGGAAAGCTTCTAGTATTCTCTTTTCTATATTAGCTGCAAGTTGTTCAGCTGTTCTAAAGTCAGCAGTTTTACCTACTTGTATCACTCCAACATCTTCTGGCCGTCCTTGTATGATCGCACCATTAGCAGACCTGGATAATGTCTGAGGTTTTGTAGTTGCACTTGGGGAGACCATGAAGATAACCTTAGCAGCTACGCTAGACCCCTCTACAAGAGCCTGTGATAGGCCATCAAGGGAACGTAGGTCTCCTAGGAACTCTTCTACTCTTCCACGTCCGTAGTCCTCTCCATCGACTGTATTAAAACGAAGAACTAACCATGGTGAGGCATTCTTTGGTGCTGTGCTACGACTACCAAGTAAGACTAAATCGTCTGCTTCCTGATGCCAAACCCAACGTCCACTACTCTCATCCAATTTGACACAAGTGTACACTTCTACATCGTCTTCATTTGAGCCTGTTCTATTTGGTTCATTAGGATATACTTGTGGATCAGGCGACTCAAGACCTAATACCTTCCTACTAATTAATTCTTTTGTAACTATTTCTAGTATGTTACCGTTACCATCTCTTTGTACAACATATCTTTGGAGTGGGAAATGTTTTAAACCATCTTTACCCATAAAGATAAGAGCATTACCTGATACAACTAAATGTTTCAAGGCTTGATGGACTACTACTCTATCATTGGATGCAGCTATGTAATCCATAACCATCCTTTCCATTTTTGAGAAAGAAAGATCTAACTCACTTCTCATTGCAGGTTCAATCTCTTCTCCTAACTTATCATCTCTGACTTGTAGCTTGAAGAAGCTTGTGTTTGGAGGTAAGACTGCAAGCATTAACTTAGCTGCTAATGTAACTACAGCCTTGGCTCCAACTGATTGCCAGGGCTGTGTTAGTTTTCGTTGTCCACCTTTATAACTATTATCTGGTTGTATTAGATATGGTAAGGTAAGTTCAGAACATTCAACTGCTGTATCTAAGAATTGAGATCTCCCAGTAGACAGTTGTTTGTATCTTTCACTTGCCTTATACATTCAGTCCTCCTGATCCTGCACCTGTATCACCAGTGTTTAGACCTATCTTTAATGAGTCAGCACCTGTTTGTTTAGCTGCTAGTCCACTGTCATCTTTCTTACCTGAGCCGTATTGTATATCAGCTGCAGTCTCATCATCAACGATATCTTTCTTCTTCTTAACTTCTTTAGCCTCAGTAGATCTTTGCTCTACTCTAGGCTGTATTACATTAGGTGTCTCCATTGCGACAGGAGCCCTACGAAAAATACACATTAGATTTCTTCAATAATAGATTTTACGTATTGTACTACGCTGTGTTGACCAGCTTTATACATGATGGATGGAAGTTCTTCTTTAGGGTGAATAGGTTCGTCAGGGAATTTTTGTTCGAGATCCTCGACTAATTTCTCTAGCTTCTCCGAATAGATGTTAAGCGTATTGGGGTAGATTTGTGTTTGCATGTTCAAAAAATGCTGGCATTCTAGCTGCCTTGGTGTCAGAAAGTTGAGGTGCTATACCTTCATACATTAAACGATCCGAGGAATCCAGCCAAAAATTTTTGTCCAAATATTTATCAGTAGTATTTATACCTAGTGGCTGCATTATCCAATTGATAGTGGCCTTCCTAAGTTTATCCAAAGAAGCAGAAGGACGTAAACCCAACTCATGGCAAACAAGGCTATTACTCCCGACGTGGATCTGTTCGTCTCTTGAGATATCTGCCGAAACTGTGCGTAAAGCAGCATCGCCATTAAACCTAAAGAAAGGGAGAAGAACAAAGAAGATTGCTCTTTCAGCCACGAGAGCTTTGGTAATAGTGTGGTCAGGGTGTTCAATCCATGCATCTCTTAATTTTAAAGCCTCCGCTTCTGCTTTTTCATCTGCGCCAAGGGCATCTACTATATAACCCAAGGCGAGATCGTGTTTAATCTCGTCTTTAACGTTTGATTCGAGAAGTACCCTAGCATTTTCGGGTACCTCTTTCTCAAGACCTTCTTTAATAAATTCTCCGACTGGTAGCTCCATATGACGTACTGCCAAAGCACGGAGGATGGTTTCTTCAGCACCTTCTTTTAATACTCCTTTTGTTGGTTTAACTGGTGTCCAAGTTCTTTTTCTTTCTAGTAATTTTTGATAAGGATGTTTTCTCATTGTTGACAATCGCAGGTTAATTCAGATTCATCAACTTTATTAGATAGTATATCATTCAAATAATCATCAACGTCAGTCTGATCTAAGGCAGCATATGCACTAGATTTATCCTGAACATCTCCCATAACTTGCAGACTG